CTGCTTCTCTGTCAAAACCTACAAGATCTTTTTTCTTTAACTGTATTGCAGCTAATAAAAGATCTGGATCACTTGCATCTCTGGCATTTTTGGCAACTTCATATTTGAGAGTTGATTGTAACGACTCTCTTTTTCCATTTTTGACTTCTTCTTTTAATTCATTCACTTGTTCAAGTGTTTTTTGATATAAACCTTTAAAGTCATTTGCTTCTGCCATTTGTTGTGTCTGTTTTTCTTCAACCTCAGACCTAACGCCTTGATACTTTGCCTTCCACGACTTAGATTCATCAAGTAAACGCTTGTTACTATTTTCTAATAGTTCAAGACGATTCATCAATTCATCTGCATCGACTTTTTGTACCTGTTCCCCTTCGGGCTTTGACTCTTGCTGTTCAGCATTTGCCTGATTTTCACTCATAAAAAACACTCCTTGGCGTTCGCCATTGTTTCGTCTGTTCAGACTATTGGAATATATAAATTCTCACGCAAATAATGTGAGATGTCTAATTTCATGTTAAAATGCTTTTTTAGCTGCATCTCTTATCGCTTTTAAAATATTAGGCTTAAAGGTTTCACCTTTTGCTGGATCTGGCAATAGTCGCCTAATTACCTTGGACTTTCCGGCACCTAAGATATCGTGAAAAACAGCAATTGGAGATGTGAAGAATATTCTAATGCCAAAGTTTTTAGTTATTCTTGTTTTAATACTCTTTAACATTTTTCCACTTAAAAACATATCAACAGGTCTTTTTTTGCCTTTTATCTTAGAATATGAATCTGAATATTTAACAAAAGACTTTCCTTTAACTGGTGACTTGCCATCAAATATTGTTGCAACTATTTCACCTTCAATCGTAGCTCTTTGTTTATAAATAGCCCTAGAAACCTTTTTAGCAGCGTCCTTACCTAATGACTTTGAAAGTCTACCCAATCCTTTTACTTTTACTTTAGCCATCAAGTAACCCCAATATATCTTCTGGTTCTAGTATTGTTTGAACAATTAAATCCTCATCTTCTTTTCTTGCTTTTGCATCTTCTCTTATTTCATCTAAAGACCTGTCTATTTCATCCATTATTTCTTTTTTAAATCTTTTATTTGGTGCAGCAATAAATTGCCTCTTAGGTAAAGTGTCACCAGTGTTGTGATTAAAAGATTTTAGCCTTTCAACTTCTGGTGCATCGGAGAATATACCAACTTCTATATGGTCACTTTCTAGTTCTTCAAACGTTATTTGTGATCTCATGTCACCAAATTCAAACAATTGTGAACTTGTGCCATCAATTTTCTTTTCTTTGAATTTACCACCTTGAACTGGTGATTCTGATCTATCTAAGAACTCATTTATAGATTCTACTAATATTTGACCTGCTGTGATTTTGGCTAATTCTTTTTCTTCGCTATTCAAGCCCTTCAGGTTCAATTTCACTTTCTTCGTTGACTCTGATTTGCTGATTGCCATTCATACCACCTAGCATTTTCTTGGTTTTTTCTTCTCTTCTTTTTTCTATTCGTTCTAACTTTTCCATAGCCTCTTGCTCAGATAAGTTAGGGTCCATTTTAATAAACTTTTCCCATTCTTCTATTAAACCAAGGTCTAGCATCTCTTTAATGTTTTTTAGTGTTTCACTGTCGCTAGTTAATATTTTAGGCTTTGGATATATAATTTGCAATTCATCTTCATTTGAAAACATTCTTGTACCATTAAAAATGTCCCATGCTTTTATGATCTCAAACATTTTCTTTTCTGTGTTAGAGTAAATCTGTTGGTTTCTCTCTATTACTTTTTGGACACTTGATCCTGATATTGCTTTTGAAATGCCAGACAGAGCGTTTGATTCGCCTAGCTCCATATTAACGCCTTCAATCTCATGTTCTTGAAGTATTTGTTTTAAATAATTCATATCAGATTCAAGCATTGGTGCAAGCTGCGCTCCGCTGGTCTTATATTCAAAGTCTGTTGGTTGATCTCCGTCTTTAGATGACTGTGGTAGGTGAATTGCTTGTGTTTGACCAAAGCTCATCTCTTTAAATCTATTCTGCATTTTCTCTGGATACTTAAAAACCTGAATACCTGATCCATGAATATTTTTAGCTGTTAATGTTTCAGATTGTTGAACATTAAACGTTATTGATTGTTCCGTTATTGGATTTACTGTCGGGTAATCAACAGCGGTATCTGCTGTGGTTAAAACAAATGGCAAAACCTTTAGTGGATTAATGTTATTTGGATTATCCGGTATTTCAATGTAATCAACAGATTTTTTTAAAAGTGTTTCACCATTAACAATTTCTTGAACAGATGTTGTTGCAACTTTTACATGTTGATCCTTTGACCAAAAAACCCATGTCTCACCTTGTGCTGCACCGTCTGCTTGGTTTTCTGCTATTAAGTCAGCAATACCATCGCCACCAGTAATTGCTTTTTGTGGACCTTGTGATCTAGCGTCTTGAGTAACCTCAACGTTTGGATAGTTAAGTCCAACTATAAGTAGCTCACCAGTATCTTTGTCCCTAACAAGAACAAATTCATAAGGATGTAGACAAATAAATTGATATTTCTCATCTTCTTCTCTGTAGTTTACCCACATAAGGTCGTATTTATTTAAGTTAAAAATTGTGTCGTGAAACTGTAATTCTCTTTGTGCGTTTGCTTGTTTATATATCTTATTCAATAGCTCAGACTTCTCTTCACTTCCATCAACTGACCTTATTGGTCTTTCATTATATGATTGAGACCTTTTATCAATTATCATTTTAGAAACTGAAATATTAGATATTGTATAACTGTCCCAGCCTTTTGGTCGGGTTCTAGCCAATTCTCTTTGAACATAAACCTTTTGATTCCCAGAATATACTTGATAAGCATTGAATGATTGTCTTCTTCTATCTTTATCTTCTGATTTAGATGTTTCTGATAATATTTGTAAAATTACGTCTTTATCTAATAGATCAAATTGTTTTGGCATATATAATCCTTAATATATTAATATTTCTGCATTATTGTGTGATTCATATTCCATCAAGTAGTCGATCCAATATCCAATAGCTGTTGTAACGTGCTGTTGTTTTAAAGAGTCATCCTCAATGTATTGACCACCCTTTTTGAGTTTGGTTAACCTGAAACCTTCGTCTGCTGGTTCTGCATCTCTATAGATATATAATTGTACCTTTTGTTCATAATTGCAACATTTTGCATTAATTCTGTTGTGTCTACGCCTAACTGGTGGGTTTGATCTTGGTATATTCATTTCATAGTTAATTTTATTTCTTCTTAGAAACATTTCTATTATTTCATAATCATTTGTTTTTGACCTTGTATCTCTGTTTTTACCAGACGCATCACCAAACACCCTGTATAATGTATTTCTATTAAAGGCACCATCGTTATGCATTTCTTGTAAAATATCTTCTGTGTTTGCACCATCAATTAAGAATGTTTTAGCAATATGAAATGTATCATTGATTCTTTGACCAATAGCGGACGACATTGGTTTGCCAACTCCAATATTAAAATCGTGCATAATATCTATGGGGTAATCTAAATTAAATACATAAACATCATCTCTATAATTTCTTTCTCTTTTATAGTTATAGTAAATGCCGCCTTTAGGATCTTCTACCCACTTACCTTCTATCTGTCTTGCTATCTCTATAGGTGATAAGTTTTTCATTAAGTTTGGTATGTACCAATCTTCTAAAAATGGATTATCTCTAGCATCTGAATAATAAACGTGTTTAAGCGGATCATTCTCACTTCCTATAATCATTTTTTTATAAAGAGGATGCGCAGGGGAATCAGGGTTCGTGAGAGTTATCATTAAGTTTTTATCAGCTTTAGCTCTACCTAATCTTTCATAAATTGCATTGTATGCGTCCCAATATTCACCTTCGTTTTCTGTTGCCTCTTCTATTAATGCACCTGATATTTTTAACGATCTAAATGACTTCCACTTTTTGTTATGCCATGTCTTTACTGAAAGCTCTGCACCCCAATTAAACAACCATTTCTGTTTAACAATATTAAATTCAAAATCTTTGCCTTCTACAAAGTCACCTTCTAAATGATCGTGAAACGTGTCAGCTATTGTTGCGATTGCATCTGGTCTAGTTATTCTTCCAAGTATCCATCTTGCTTTTGGGTCTTCAACCAAGCAAACCATTGCTACATGGGCACCAAATAAAGATTTACCTGAGTTGTGATGTATAGCACCATTTGCATAATAATTGTTGGTATTTGGAACTTGTAAGTCCCAGTACCAGTCTTGCTTTTTCTTTTCAATTGATAGCACTTTTGATTTAATCGGATGGCACCGTCGGTTATATATAAGGAGTTTTTTTAGTGAAACATGAACAGCGTGAAGAAATTGTAAGGCGATATGCGGATGGATTTCGTTCAATCCGTGAGGTTTCAGATCTTTCCGGATTGACAAGGAAGATGATAACAAACGTTTTGAAGGCTTATCCAGACATACCCCGCCTAAAGGCTTGCTCTCCAAGAGGTTCAAGAAATCCTTCATGGATCGGGGGGCGCATAATTCAAAAGGA